CGTTCTGTCGATTCAATATTAGAGACGGGTGGGCGCGGCGTCAAACACGAATCCAGTTGTCGCAGTCCACCCGAGATTCGTGCTAAAACATGCCTATGCAGCCCCTAGGCATGCTCGGATGAGCTTCTGGCGCCGAAGCGAGCAGCGAACGCTCACGCAGCCGACGCTGCAGCCGCTCCTGACGTACTGGCCGATCGACTCGAACGTGACGCCGATAACGGCGCTCGCGACCCCGAACGTCTTCGCCTGCGTGCGCGTCCTTGCCGACGCTGCCGCCTCGTGCCCGCTCATCCCGTATCGGCGAGCCGGTGATGACGGGCGCCGACGTGCATCCGGACGAACGGCCGAATTGCTGCGAGCACCGGCCGAAGGGATGACGCAGGCGAACCTCGTCTCCACGCTCGTCGGTCACCTGACGACCTGGGGCAACAGCTACCTCGGGAAATACCGCGACGAGAACGGCCGCGTCGATCAGCTCCTCCCGATGTCGCCCGACCGAGTCCAGGTCGAGCGCCGCGCCGGTCGTATCCGCTTCCTGGTCAGTGAGGGCGGTCGACAGAACGAGCACGGCCTCGACGACATCATCCACATCAAGGCGCTCTCCACGGACGGGCTCGTGGGGCTGTCACCGATCAAGCAGATGCGCCTCGCGCTCGAGCTCGACAACGCCGTTCGCGAGGCGTCGACCAGCCTCTTCAAGAATCACGGCCGACCGAGCGGGATCCTGAGCTCGCAGCACCGGTTGAGCAAGGAGCAGGCCGAGCTGCTGCGCGAGCAGTGGTACGCGAACCCGGACCGCGGCGGCTCGATCGCCTTCATGGACGGCACGATGGAGTTCACCGCGCTCTCCATGCCCGCCGACGACGCGCAGTTCGTCGACGCACGCAAGTTGTCTGCGACCGAGGTCGCGCGTGCGTTCCGCCTTCCGCCCTGGATGATCGGCGCCGAAGGCGGCGGGACGATGACGTACTCGAACGTCGAGAGCCAGATGCTCTCGTTCGTGATGCTTAGCCTCCGGCCGTGGCTGACGGTGATCGAGCAGGCGCTGACGGCCGACCGCGACCTCTTTGGCCCGAGCTCCTTCTGCGAGTTCCTGATCGACGGCCTCTTGCGAGCGGACTCCATGACCCGCGCCCAGATCTACGAGAAGGCGCTCGATCCGATCACCGGCTGGATGCGCCGGGACGAAGTCCGTCGCCTCGAGAACCTTGAACCCGAACCGACGAGCGGCGGCCTCAACATCCCGCCGGTCGTCACCGCAACGACGAACGGAGCAGGAGTGATCACATGAGCATCGTTGAGCGCCCGAGAGCGCCAGAGCAACGCACGATCGACGTAGACGTCGAGAGCCTTGATACCCGCGGCCGGACGGTTGTCGGGTACGCGGCTGTCTACGGCTCGCTGAGCGAAGACCTGGGCGGCTTCCGCGAGAGGATCGCGCCCGGAGCCTTCGCAGGCGTCATGGATGCCGACGTTCGCGCCCTCCTAAACCACGACCCGAACGAGGTCCTCGGGCGGACGAAGTCGGGGACGCTGCGACTCGCAGACGAGCAGCGCGGCCTGCGCTTCGAGCTCGACCTGCCCGACTCACCGCTAGGCGAGAACGTCCGCTCCGCGGTCAAGCGTGGCGACCTCGACGGCGCCTCCTTCCGCTTCATCGTCGGCGACGAGGAGTGGCAGGACGACGTCCGCACCGTCACGTCCGTGAAGGAACTGCAGGACATCACGCTCGCGACGTACCCGGCCTACCCGGCCGCGTCGGTCGAGCTTCGAACGAGACCGAAGGAGAAGACGATGAGTGAGGAAGCAGCCCTCGAGCTCGAGCCCGAGGAGAACGACGAGGAGCGCCTGATGCCGAGCGCGGGTGTCTTGCGTGTCACCCAGATCAACGAGGGCCAGGGGGAGTCGCGGACACTGCTCGGGACGTTCAGGACCCGCGGCTTTGCGCCCGAGCAGCGAGCGTCCATCTCGTGGGACGAGTGGATGGGCGCGACCGAGAACAGATCGCTCGCATGGTCAGGGACGATCGACCCGATGTCGCCGATCATTCGCGACTCGGCACCGCTCGGTGCCGACAGGCGTTATGCATGGCCCGCGTTCGATCAGGTTGCGGTCGATCCTGGCGTCACCTCGGTACAGGTGTTCGCGCAGTCGGTGAGGACGCTCGCGTCGGCGGCGAACGTCGTCCGTGCGATCGACGCGGTGAGCGACAAGCCCGAGACGGGCGGCACGGCGTCGGTGACCACGGTCACCATGAAGCAGTTGGCCACCGTAGAAAGCGGCGTGCCGAACATCTTTCTCGAGCGGCCGCAGATGGAAAGCATCATCGGCGTTGACTTGAGGCTGGCCTACAACGAAGGTCTCGACAAGCTGGTGCTCGACGCAACGGCCGGCGCCGCGTTCCAGGGCACCGCCGATCCACTGCTCGTCGGGATCCGGAAGTCGATGACGGTGCTCGAGGCCGCCGGGTACTCGCCCGATACGGTGATCTTGCGTCCGGCGGACGCGGAGGGGCTCGATCTGCTCGTGACCGGGCTCACCGGTGGAACCGCGGACTACGTCTTCGGCGCGGGCCGCTTCGCACCAGGACAGCTGTTCGGGCTGAACGTCAGGGTCTCGAAGACCGCGGCTGCGCCGATCGTGCTCGATGCCTCCGCGTTCGGGAAGCTGTACGTCGGCCCGGTGTCGTTGGCGAGGTTCGAGGAGAACGCCGGTAAGACCAACACCTCGCTGATACGACTCGAAGGGAACGCCGTCTTCGGGGTCGAGCGCCTCACAGCGGCTAGACGGATCGCCGCGAGCTGACGACGCGCGGCGGTGGCGGTGTGGGTGGGCGAGCGGGCCGTAACGGGCGCTGCCGGAACCTAGATAGGCGGTGATCCCGTGCCCACACCGCTGACCTTCCCCGCCTTCTGCGAGCGGGCCGGACTCCACCTGGAGCCGTACCAGAGGCGCATCGAGAAGGCCGCGAGCGGTCCCGAGCACGAACTGGTCGTCCTCCTACCGCGCGGCCAGGGCAAGACGACGCTCATGGCCGCGATCGCGCTGCACCACCTGATCACGGTTCCGCAGGCCGCGGTTTACTGCGCGGCGTCAAGCCGAGAGCAGGCACGCATCCTCTACGAAGCGGCGCTCATGTTCGCTCGCGAGCTCGAGCACCCGAACATCGTCGTCCGCCATCTCGAGCTTCGCTGGTGCGACAACCCGTCTGAGCCGAACGTATTCAGCCGGCACCTGCGCGTGCTCGCCGCGGATGCTCCGAAGCTGCACGGGCTGACGCCGTCGCTCGCGATCATCGACGAGCTGCACGCCCATCCCGATGACGAGGTGTACCTCGCGCTTCGCACGGCGACCTTGAAGCGGCAGGACTCGCGATTGATCACGATCTCGACCGCAGGGCAGGGCGCCGACAGTCCGCTCGGTCGACTCCGGGCACGGGCTCTCGGACAGCCCTCGGTGAAACGGCGCGGAGCCTTCACCGACGCACGGGGTCCCAACCTGCGGATGCTGGAGTGGTCGGTCCCGGAGGACGCAGACGTCACCGACCCCAAAGAGGTGAAGAAGGCAAATCCCGCTTCCTGGATCACCGTCCCCGGCCTTCGCGAACAGCACGAAGCGGTCGCCGAGGTCGCCTACCGGCGCTATCACTGCAACCAATGGACGGCACGCGTCGGCGCCTGGCTCCCCGCTGGTGCGTGGCAAGCCTGCGTGGGTGTAGTGGAGTTCGTCCCCGGCGAGCGGATCTGGGTCGGCGTCGATGTTGGTGGTGAGCGGTCGAACAGCTCGGTCGTCTGGATCAACGAGAACCTGCACGTGGGAGTCGAGACGTGGAGCGGCGACGATGCCGTGCTGGAGGTGGCCGCCTTCGTCTCTGAGCTCGCCGACACCTACTACATCGTCGAGGCCGTCTACGACCCGTGGCGTGCAGGTCAGATGGCGCAGGAGTGGGAGCAGCGCGGGATCACAGCTGTCCAGTTCCCTCAGTCCGACTCGCGGATGATCCCAGCCTCGGAGCGGCTGTACGACGCAATCGTCCACCAGCGCCTCGTCCACCCCGACGACCCGCACCTGAACGCTCACGTCCACGCCGCGGTTGCGCGTCAGTCCCGACGAGGCTGGCGGCTGGAGCGTCCAGATCGCAGCACGAACATCGACGGTGTGGTCGCGCTTGCGATGGCAGTCGACGCCCACTCGCACGCGGCGCAGCCGGTGGAGCTGTTGGCGTGGCTCTAAGGCACTGCCTCACCTGCGGCACGCTCAGCCATGGCAGTCGCTGTCCGACGTGCGCACGTGGCTACCGGCGGATCATGGGATCCCCAGCGTGGAAGCGCACGCGCTCGCTCGCTCGCTTACGAGACAACGGTGAGTGCCAGGAGTGCGGCGCCACCAGCGGGCTTCAAGTTCACCACCTCGACGAGGCCAGGCCGTTTGACCTCGAGCTGCTCGTCACGCTCTGCGCGCGATGTCACGCAGAGCAAACTCGCGGTGGATGCTTCGCCTGAGTTGCCATTCTTGGTAGCGCTCGCGAGCCACCACCCACACCGCTTTGCGCAAACACGGCGGCCCTACTCGTTCGCAGACGATGGGCCTCCGTGCGGCGCGCTCGGGTTCGTGATCCAGGCATAAGCCTCTGCGAACTTCAGAACGTTTGAGGGCGTGTGCGGTTTCGAGAGGATCGACTCGAGAAGCGCAAGCCGCACCTGTTCGATCTTCTCATCGATTGCTGCCATCTTCGCCTCCTTGGGTCGGGAGAGCTCTCAGTCTGCCTGTTCGCCACTCTCGTCAAGTAGTCGAAGCGCCTCCCGAGCCCAGTCTGCGATGCGCTGATCCTCAGTTCCGTCGTAGGCCTTGATCGCGGCCTCGCACATCCTCCGGAAGGCTTCGACCCGGTCGATGTCAGCGTGCTCCGTGGTCAGCGCCATTGCGTCCCAGAACTGTCGTGCTGCCTCGGTCGGGTCGCCTGTGATGGCATCGGGAATCTCCGGAGGCTGCGCGTCGAAGACGGCCTCGCCCGGTCGACTGCGGAGCACACGTCCAGCCTCATGCTCGAGCTGAGTGGCGGGGCCAGATATCAGCGGAAGGCGCGTGACGATCGTCTGCACCCAGCGCGTCTCGTTCGGCTCCAGCCCTTCCTCTGCCTCTCGCAGAAGATCAAGTTGAACCTCGGCGCGGAGCATGGCGGCAGTCTCGGCGAGGTTGTTCACCCAGAAGACGAGCAGGTTGTAGTCGTTCTCGACGGCCACTGCTACGAGTCGCCCTCGAGCTCGTCCTCTTCGTCGTACGACAACAGCGTCATGGTCGGTTCCTCCCCGCTGTGGAACTTCTCCGCGTCGAACAGCATGATGTAGCCGCACAAGCCGCACCTAATCCGTACCGCGAAGCTGATGTTTGCGTCACGATCGCGCGTGGCGGGATCCTCCCAGGCCAAACCGCCAACGCTGAGAATCACTGGCCGCCTCGAGACAGCCATGCTCTCGGTCGACGAGCACACGGGGCAGTTGTCGAGCCCGAGGCGGACGATCTGATCCGAGATCGCCTGAACGGTCGTCTTGCGGAATCGCACCATGCGTGCGGAGCTTAGAGGCGGTCCGAGGGCAGTCCAACGTGATGGGGTACTAAAGGCGTGCACTAACGGGCACGTTCCGATCCCACGTCCTGCCGGGCTCGCCTCGACGCAGGCGGAGACAGAGGTCGAGCTCGGCGAGGAGGACCACATCCGGTCGCGCGCGTTCCACAAGCTCGAGCGCCTCGCTGCGCCGCGCCGCACCGAGCACGTCGAACCCGTCGTCGCGCAGCTGCCGTCCGAGGTACTCGCGCGTTTCCGACTCGGGCTCGGCGACGAGGACGGCGTTCG